CCTGCCTAACTCTTTTTCAGGGAGCTTGGATGTGCCTGGAATATAGGGGGCTTGGTAGTGTTTGCAGTTGGTGTGATATAAACCGCCGCTTATTGCATCATCCAGGGGCGGATACCGGCTACTTGTACCGTTGATACTGTAAACGTGTCCCTGATAAGGCTCGCAAAGATCGGATGTAGGATAATGCTGTGTAATTTGCACCAGGTCAAGGCCATATTCTTTCTGCCGCCTCATAGAAGCCTCCCGCGCTGCATTGCCGGTCTGGCTTCGTGCCACCATCTCCGAATACGTATCCAGCTTCATTGTCCTTCCGTCTGCATAGCGAATACCGGTGATGTTATCCTTGGCAAAGCGATTCATCATCTGCTGCGATAGCTGCCGCCGTGTAAAAGTGTCTGCGTTCTTGTAGCTGCTCTTCGATGCCTGAATGATAAGATCCCGCACCTTGCCTTGCACGTCGCGAACGACGGGAATGCGTGTATTTCTAAATGACTGATACGCCTGCTCCTGAAAGACGGTGTATATAGTGTGATGCCGTGGATAGTCTGAAAGGATGCTTGCCGCTGCTGCTGAAATGATGCCCCCGCCTCCTGCCCCCGCTGCAAGTAAGACGCTATCGGCCGTTATGTCGCTTGGTACTTCACCGTTTGTTTTCTTAATGCCTTTCAGATAAGCTTCCGACAGATTTTCATCCGTCCACTTTTTGGCTTTCTTCTCATATTTTGCCCATGCCGCTTCAATATCCTCACTTACATTAGCATCCGGGTCTTTGATAAGGCGATTAGCTATTTTCTTTATCTCGGCAAGTAGATCGTCCGTCAATGCCAATGCTATATCAGCTATCGGGTCGGAAAGGCGCTGAAAGCTGTTTTCGGTAAGCATTAGTCCTCATTTCTTTTCTCATTAATCAATACATACATCTCCCCCATGCAGCATTACGAATAACTCCGTGTAGAGCCAATAATTTCGGTCTGTTTCCGGGACCTGATCATAAAATTCGTTTAGCAGTTTACATTTTTCACAACTCATTACGCGCCCTCCATATTAGCAGGCACCGGAACGGCGCCCTGTTCCTTGTTTATACGATCCACTTCTTCATTAATTTCTTCTTCCGTTATTTCAGGATTAAGAAGCTCTACCTTCCGGTATAGGCTCATAGCGCCCGCCCTATCTGCATTCAATACAAGGGATCCCATGCTTTCAAGCACCTTCTGAATATCTTTCGGCTGAAAATCACGCGAACGCTGCACTTTTGCACTCCCCCACGCCGCGGGGGTATCAGGAAAATACACTTGCATCAATCGCCACAAGCACCCGTTCTCAAATTCATCGACCGATGTTACTAATAAATTCAGAAACGCCTCAATACCGCTCCGGCTTTCCAGTTTAATCTCAGTTGCCGTTACTTGCTTTGCAGCATCGCCATATTGTTTGAATGCGGAAGTGTAGAAATTCTTGATATCTGCTTCTAATATTTTTCCTGCTTCTGATAGGTAACTGCTATCCGGGCTTAAATAATCGTGTTGGCCGCCGCTGTCCGGGTCTTGACGTATGGCATTGGCTCCCTTTTCGAGACTCGCCAGAACGCCATCATATTGCTTCTTCGTACCTACAATATTAAGGATCGCAAAGCTCATGGTCTGCACTCCAAAATCACGGCTTGACTTTTTATTAAAAATATGATTCTGCTTCTTAGCTAACAGGTATCCTACATGGCGCGGGATAGGAATCTCACATGGGAATATCGGTAATATGCGTTTGGTACGGTCATTGTCATTATAATACTCGTATTTGCCGTGCCCTATCACTTGCTCATTCCCATCCTCATCAGTTTGAAAGCGTGTCCATCCTTCTAATTCGTATAAGGTATATGTATCTAATGATTTACTATTTTCGCTATCCCGCAGGCTTGAACGGGCATCGCGCTGCTCCTGGACTAACACCTGCTCCAGGGGGCCGCTTGATGGGTACCAGTCGACTACTGATTGCGGGTTGATAATCTTAATAGAAGCCTCTTTTAGGGTGTTGCCGTCATCGTCAGTCTGCACCCCTTCAACCAACCCCCAAACTTTGTGTAGTACTGTTTCTTTGATGCCGACCTGCTTAAATAGCGGATCCCAGTCCATGCCTTCGCCATCAACGTTCCGGGATAGCGTATAGGCTATTGAATCAGGCTCTTCAGGATCGCCCAGCTGGCCCCAATCACGCTCGGTTTGTGCATTATTGCCAAAAAGAATGCCGTTAAGGCCGTCCACAGCTGTTGGAAATACCAACACCGGATCAGAATCCTCTTTGCGGGATTGATAGGCTTTATTTGATTCACGCTGTTTCTTTTGGTTCAGATAGGTGCCTATATTTTCATCATCAGCATATTTCCCCGTATAATGGTGCCACACATATTTATATTTTTCGCTATTCGTTTGATATTCGGGATGTCGCGATTTGGTTATATTAGCCATAATATATTATTAGAAATTACCTATTTGTGCTTGCAATGGTTCACGTTGATTTAATATTCTTGTTGAAAGCCCGTATCGTCCAGCATCAATGCCATGATTGAATGAATCTATAGGCTTATTTGTGCTCTTTCCATCTTTATCCTCTTTCCATTGATAGCTTGAAAATTCTTCAATTAGATCCTTGCTGCCTGCATCGACAATGATCGGATAGCGCTTAATAGCGTCAATGCCTTGGTTTACTGAATCCTTTCCCTTCACTGCAGCTTCAATATACCAGTTTTTTCGCTTAAGCTCTTCAATACTTTTGGGCTCTGCCGAATCGGCTACAATAAGTTCATCATCGGAAAATCCTAAGCGGGTGAGCTCCTCACTGATATCGGGATTCGTCAATCCTGTTTGGTACATGTGTTGTTTCCAATATAAGTTTCCGTGTGCATATCGTATCTCCACAAGCGCTGTAGGACTATTTGTAAATCCAAAATCTAACCCAAAGACGCGCCACTTGTATTTCTCCGGCCAGTCAGTACTTACCTCAAAATCGCGAAATACCAAGCCTTCCAACCTCCCTACCTTGCCCAGGCCGTACACCATCCAGCGCCATTCGTTGGCAGTTTTGTTTTTTATGTTTTCAGGCGTCGGCTCGTAAGCCTCAATCTTCTTTCGTATAGATGGCTTCAAAAAAGGGTTGTTCAAATAGGTAGAATCAAACCATTTCACATCATCGCGGCCTTGCATGTCGTGTGCCCAGAATCGCGCCGTCGGGTTGAAATCAATGAACGTTTGTTGTGTGGTTCGTACTTCAAGCTCATCGAATATGCTTTTTTTTATTCCGTTAGCTTCATTAAGAAATAGATGATCCCGTTTTCCGCTTTTCGCATCCTGGGCATCATCATAAGAGTTAAACTCCATAACCGAACTATTTTTAAAGCGAAACTCGCGCTCGGACTTATTGTGAGAGGATAGATTCTGGTTAAATGCGTCGGTATCGTTGAGGATATGCTTTGCATCGCGGTATGCGCCTTTCTTCAAGTTGGGTATGTCCTGCCCTACAACGGTAGCAACGATCCCCGGAAGGGTTACGCAAAGAGCCAGCAAATACTGGAGGATAGAATGAGTTTTGCCCGAATTTGTGCCTCCCGAATGAATGACAATGGGGGCAGCTGCATTAGCCGTCCATTGAAATAGCGGCGATGTCTCAATCTTCTGTATCATCTTTTATCACAAATTCAATGCCCGTTATTTTCTCACCTTTACTGGTAAGGTCAATTTTTTGTGCTCCTGCCAGCCCTAACAAATCAACCTTATCTTTCTGTACTTGACGGCATTCTCTGTAATCCTGTATGTTGTAGGATTTCTTAAATAAATTTTCATACCGGTTTATTGCTAATTGTATCTGGCTTTCTACTTCCCTGTCGCTATTTTCTTTTATTATTTCCCAAGCTTTTGCAATATAGTTTTCACATTGCCTTTGGGTAACACCCCAGTTTTCCGAATTATAACGAAAAATATCCTGCCTTGATTGCGCCTTAATCAACATCTCTGCAACCGTCTGAACACGTAATCTTACCTCTGCATCTGTTGATTTACTCATAACAATTCGCTCATCCAATCTTTATTGAAGTAAAATATATCTTTGTCATTTGTTACGGTATAATTTTCAATACGTGGGTTTTTGGTCCAGTTACCCGATCCTGTTACCGTGTAGTAATTATCATCTATTTGGGCACTAAATGTTTTTGCATGGCAGTTACATACTTTTAAGTTTACTTGATCTCTCTTTTGAAATTCTTCGATAAGATGATTAAAAGTAGCCCTTCCGCTTCCGCCACTCATTTGTTTCATTCGTACAGAAATAATAAATGTAAGATTTTCAATATTTCCATTGTCTATGTGCTTACAGATATACCCAATGTTTGTTCTTGAAATAATCCACGTTGAAAGGTATAGGGCTTTACATGTGCCCTGGTCAATCATATACTGAAATATGCTCCCCGTATCACTACATCCGTTTGACTTGATCATCAGGCATTCGTCTTTTGCGGGCAGGCCACCGTTTTTATCTAATATCTCTTTAAATCTAAGATTACGTTTGTTTTGGGTAATGGTCTTAGAAAAGGATACGCGCCGCATGGATATGCTTCCATTATCATCCTGTACAATAGAATCTTTTTCGGCTGTTGGGTTAAATAAGTCTGTCATGGTGTTTGTGTTGTATGTCTCAATATAGTTAATTACGGTTCCAGCCTCAAGATGGGCTGGCAAATTCAAGCATCGCTTCAATGATCCACTTCGGAACCGTCGTCATGCTATTTTTTTCTTTGACTTCCCATTTAACTTTTATAGGCATCTTTTCGCGGGCTATGCTTTCCGCTTCTACAAGGTCGGACAGCTTTAACTCATTATCCATCCTATTTACGACCTTTTC